CCACGATCCGGGCGGCCCACGATCACCCGCGCCCCACCAGCCGGGATTTCCTTGGCTCGATGGCCACAGCCACCGCGCACCGCCGACCGGGGCCGTGGCGCGATGAATGGCGGCGAGCGCGCGTTCGACCAGGTTGGCCATGATCAGGCCGCCGCCTCGGGCTGGACGATCCGCGCCATGTTGAGCGCTTGCATGTCGGCCGCCTCGGCGGGCTCCATGCGGATCACCGACCCGGTCGGATAGAACGTGCCGTTGTGGCGAAAGCCGCACGCGAGCCGCACGGTCACCAGCCCGTCGTCATCATCCTTCTTGCGTTTGGCCATCGATCCCCTCCCGGCAAAAAAAGGGGCGCGAGACCCACGTCGATCTCGCGCCCAAGCGATGGCTATGCACACGTGCACGGCCACCCCCTCTAACGGTTTAGGCTGCGCTCGTTAGGGAGCCGGGAACCCGGTGATCGCCACGATGGCGGCGGCACGGCGCATCATCCAATAGATGTACCGTTCCGCCTTGATGCCGAGCAGGTTCTGTTGCCAGAACGAGACCAGCGGTGTGGGCGGGGTCGCCGGCGCGCTGTCCATCTGCACCGACGCCTCGGCCGACGTGTCGACCGTGGTTTCCCCATCGTCAGCCACCATCAACTGGCTTTGCTCCAGCAGATAGATCGAGTTGGCCGGGGTGAGGTTGGCCGACGTGATCACGGGGATGCCGAACAACATCGGCGCGCTCCCCAAGGTGCCGACCGCGCCGCCCATCGACATCGACGGGAAGGCGAACACGTCCTGCGCCGTCCGCAAGGTGGCGAGGAACATGGCGTTGGCCGCCGACATCACCCACACCGGCCGCTGCAGGGGGATGTTGTTCGGTGGTTGGGTCATCCACAGCATGGCCGTGGTGAGGTCCAAGGTGATCGCGGCGATGGTGCTGCCGCTCGACGGGATCGCGTGCGCACCGTTGGTGATCGCGCCCGGGCGGATGCCGGCGGTCGGGGTGACCGTCGAATTCCACATCTGCTCGTCCATGAACTGGGCGATCGACGCGATCATGTCGTCGCGCACCAGCATTTCGGCCGACGGGTCGGAGAACCGCGCCAGTTCCTGCGTGATCACGATGATGACCGCGATCTTGGCCCACGGCAGCACCACGTTGTCGAACGCGAGGCTGCTCACGGGCTTGGACAGGCCCTCACCCACCCAGTTGGCGGTGCTGCCCGCCGTCTGCCGTGGGATTTTGATGTTGAACGGCACCCGGCGGAACCCAGTGAGCCGGCCATAGATCGTTTCCGGCCGCAGCAGTTCGATGAACTCGCTGGTCATGATCTGGTAGTTGATCAACGGCCCGGCCCACGTGGGGTTCTGGGTGGTGCCCGGCGACACCGCCGCCTTGCGCGCCCAGCTATCGTCGTTGGTGTTGCCCACCATCACGGCGTGGCGCAGCACCGACCCCACCTCCGGGGTCTCGTTGTCCCAACGCTTGGCGATCTCGACCGCCTGCAGCAGGTTGCCCTTGGACAGGGCGAGCGCACCCACGAACCGGGTGAACGCCTGCCCCTTGAATGGCTTGAACTCCCGCACGTTGGTGGCGTTGTCCTGCAGGGGCGACGGTGCCGGCCGCGCGGTGCGAGCCGCCATCTTCTCCCCTTCCTCGAGGCGGACGAGCTGGGCGTCGATGTCCTTGACCTCGTTCTGGTCCTTGTCCCACGCCTTCGTCTCGTCCTCGGTGAACACCCGGTTTTCGTTGGCCGCAAGATCGGCCAGCGCCGACATCGCGTCCAAGTGGGTGTTGCGCTTCTTGGTGAGCGCGTCGATCTGCTTACGCATCTGCATTTGAGCCCCCGTTGAAATGGCCCACGCGGAGGCGGGCCAGGGCGATGGACGACCGCCGCCGTTGTGCCTCGACGTGTGCCAATGCACGCGCGTCGGGGACGAACAGGCGGCGGGTGGTCGCCTCGGAAGCGAGGGACCGAGCGAGGGCGAGCGCCGACGGATTTGCCGGCACGGGCACCACGCTCAATTCGAGAAGTTCTTGGCCGATGAATTCGAACCCGGTGATCCACGCATAGCCGTCCTCGTCGGGCGGCCCGCGCATCACGTTGGGCTCCACGGTGGGCAGGAACCCCACCGACACCGCCTTAAGCGCGCCGGCATCGGTGATCCGCCAGATTTCATCCGCGAAGTCGCTCACGCCCTCGGGCAGGAACGTGGCGTCGGACATCAGCCGGGTTCCATCGATCCACGCGCGCGCGGTGCCGATGGGCGGCGACCGGCTGTCGTGGGCGAACAGGAGCGGCCCGTTCTTGGCGAAGTTGGACAACTGCCACCCTCTCGCGCGGATGATGTCGCCATAGCGGTCGGTGGTTTCGTCGCTCGCCACCACCCGGATCGTGCGGTTGCCCGCATCGCCGGCCAGTCGTTCGATGTCGGCAAACCGATGGACGGTGAAGGCGGCCCGTTCGTCGTCCGTCAACGCAGCGGCCGGTTTCGGCGCAACCTGGGGGATCTCACGTTCGCGGCGCTTCATCGCTTGGTCCTCCCGTTGGCGGTGGGTTTAGACGCCACCACGCGGTTGCGCGCGGGTTTACTCCCGGCTACGCGCACACGCGCGGGCTTCACCACGGTGCGTTCGGCGGTCATGGCAGAGCCCAGCCCATGCCCGGCCCGTGGCCGGGGTGCCCCTGTTTTCGTCGGCATGTGAGGTTCCTTGGTTAGATCACGAACACGCCGGGTGCGGGTTCACTGGCGCTCGCGAGGTATCGGCCCATGGCCATGATCAGCGCCGCCATCCCGTCGATCCGGCCCGTGCTCTGGGCCTTGTGCGGCATCTCGTTGAGGTTCCGGTCGGTGAACACTTTCAGGTTGCTCGCCATCCATCGCAGCACCGGATTGTCCCCGTGGTCGAGCCGGCGCGCGGCGATCATCGCCCGCACCTCCTTGGTGGGGTTGGTGTAGCTGCGCGTGCCTTGGATAAACTCGTGCATGTTTACGCCGTGCTCGTTGCACTCGACCGACATCTGCGTGGCGTTCCACGGGTCGAAGGCCACCCCCTGAATGTCGAACCGCTTGGCGTCCGCGAGCACCGTGTCGCGGATCGCGCCGTGGTCGATCACGTTGCCGGGTGTGACGTCGATCCATCCTTCTTCGACCCACCGCCGATACGGCACGTTGTCCCGGTCGGCCCGTTCCTCCAGCGTGTCGGCCGGCATCCAGAAGCGGCACGCCACCCGGAAGATGTTGTCGGCGTCGGGCGCGAACACCTTCACGAACGCCGAAATGTCCTCCTTGCTGCTGATGTCCAACCCGCCCCAGCACATCAGGCGGCCCAGCTTGTCGGGGTCGAAGGGGCCGCGGCTGTTCTTGTTCCACTGGTCCATGTTGATCGCCCGTTCGAACTGGGCCGACCGCACGTTGAGCCGCAACCGCTTGAACGCCACCAGACCACCGGGCGACTTGGCCGCCTTGCGGGCCTGCCGCGCGAGGTCGTCCATTTTGACGCTGATCCCGAGGTTCGGATTTGCCTTGGCCCACGCCACCGGGTCGTCCCAACGGTCGTCCTTGTCGATCGTGGCGATGAAGGCGAACACGTCGTCGTCATCGAGGGTGCCTTCGAGCACCTTGGTGGCGTAGTCGTTTTCCGAATTGTAGACGCTCTGCGGATCATCATCGCCGGCGGTGGTGATGATCCACAGCAGGGGTTGCCGCCGCGATCCCATCGCGGTGTCCATCACATCGAGCAGCGCCCGGTTCTTGTGGCGGTGGAGCTCGTCCACCAGCACCCCGTGCGGGTTGAGACCATCAAGGGTTCGTTCGTCGCTCGACAGGGGCTCGAACTTCGACCCGGTGAGGTCCACCGACAGGTTGAGTTTGAACCGGGCCACCGTCTGCGCCAGTTCGGGCGAGGCGGCCACCATCCGCTTGGCCTCGTCGAAGATGATCCGGGCTTGGTCCCGCTTGGTGGCGGCGGCGTAGATTTCCGCCCCGGGCTCGCCGTCGCACAACAGGAGATCGAGACCCACCCCGGCCAGCAGGGTGCTCTTGCCGTTCTTGCGGGGCAGTTCGAGGTAGACGTAGCGGAACCGGCGGGTGCCGTCCTTGCGCTTCCATCCGAACACGTTGCCGACGACGAACTTTTGAAACGGGCCGAGCCTCACCGGCTGGCGCGCCCACTCCCCTTTCGAGTGCCGCAAGAATTCCGGATAGAACTCGATCCGGTGTTGGGCGCTCTCCACGTCGAACCACAGCCCGCGTTTGCGGCCGCCTTTGAGATCCCGGAGGTGCCGCTGGCACGCGAGTCGCACCAGGTTGCACGCAGGAACATCGCCCGCCACCACCGCCCGCGCATAGGCGGTGGTCTCGTCAACTATCGAGCCGGTCGGGCTTGCGCGCGAGGTACGCTGTGAGCCGCGACGTGGTCGGTCT